TCGCTAAAGTGCTTGTCCGCGATGTTGCGCTTGATCTTCCCTCCGAATCCCATCAGTGAACGAGCCGCAGGTGCGGGCGGTTGTCGGGAGTGAAGTCGGGCTGGATCTCCAAGGGGTGTATCCACAGGATCTTGGCCCCTTCAGTTTCCACGTTGATCCAGTCCACGGCCTGCTCCTCTGACATGCCTTGGTTCATCAGCTCCTCAACGATCGCGCCGCTTGAGTAGCAGGGCACCGGGGTGCCGTCCTGCTCGTACACGGCGCCCAGTAGCGCGTGGTGATATTCATCGCCTAGCAATTCAATTTCCTCATAATCTTCATCCATGATTAACGATCTCCATCTCCTTCAAAGGCGGCTGGCTTCGTCATGTAGCAGCCATCCTCAAGTTGCTGAACCTCAAACACGTTCATTCCTCCGGCGCCCACCCCTCCCATTTCTCCGTGTGACTGCCAAGGCGTGTAATCCCACCCGCGCTTCCGAGCCCACGGCATACTTTCTGGGCAGTGGATCACTCGCGGGACCTTCTCTATAACGCCACCCCGACCTAAGTAGTCCTCGGTCTGCTCCGCGATGGCCTTCCGTAGCCTTTCCTTAATCATTACTTCTTACCTCCAAGCGCAAGCGCAGTCCGGTAATGGTCCCGAACAATGTCCCGGATATGCTCTGGCACATGCTGCTGAACAAAAGCGCGCTGCTTATCTGGCTGGCCCTGCATCTGAACCAGCGCCTCCGCGAAGTGGCGAGGGGACCGGCCATCGGTCCCCCACCAATCTGATGCGCTCACAGCTCGCAGGCGTCACCGACACAGGCCGCTGTCTTAGCGCCCTCCGTGGTGTCGCCCCTCTCGTAGCTGGGCAGCTCGTCCCACTTGATCGGATCAATGCAGAGCGTTGCCTGCACGTACTCCGCCTCACTGATCTCCTCGTATGGCGCCTGCTTATAGGTGCCACCGTCGTGCGGCAGGAACGACATCCCTGCCACCTGATCCCAGTTGTCCCAGATCCACTGGCACGCCTCGAACCATGAGTCGTCGGTGTAGTAGGCGGTGCAAGAGACCATGTGGGTTGCCCACGCCTCGCCGTACAGCTTTGCCAGCTCTAACTGAGATATGGTGTCCATGTTCTCGACGCACATGGCGTGCTCTGGTGACTTCACGTAGAAGTCGAACACGATGGTGCTGTCGGGTTGCATGACGCAGGGCTCGTGCGGCACACCCTGATCAATCAGGAACTGCGTGATCGGGTCGTTGACCGACTGACGCACCCGGCGTATGTAGTGCTTCGCATAGCGCGGGTGAATTCCCGACGAGCAGTCCACAAGCTGACTAACCGTGCCGCTTGGCTTCACGCAGGAGACTGAGTGCGACGGGTTGATGCCCAGACGCTCTGCCCACTCCTCGTTCACCTTCTCGGCGTGGTCACGCAACTCCTCAAGCCACTTGCGTGTCTTACCCATGCCGCCCTCTAAGCCGCCCATCACTGCGTGATCGGCTATGCCACTAAAGGACAGTCCGAGAAGTCGCTCACGTTCCAGATTGTCGACCCACGACCGGCGTACATATCTCCAATTCGTGAGTGTCGACTGCAGCGTCCCGAAGATGGCAGCGATCTCTACCTTCTTCTTTAGCGATGCGAGGGTGTCATCCGGGCGGATGATTACCTCACTCAGGTTGCATGCTGACTGGCTCGGAAGCGCGATCTCGGCACAAGGGTTGCAGCCAAACTCCTGATCGGGGTCGCGGCGTCCGTGCTCCGCGATCTTCTTCTGGATACCCTCCCGGTTGAAGATGCCTCGCTCGCCCGAGTAGCTCTTGTACAGGCTCGCCATCTCGTCCATGAACACAGCGAAGTCTGGCTTCTCCGTGTACGCAGCAGAGTTGTTAGCCAGCGCCCGGTTGCCATGCTGGTCGTACCATGCACCAGACTTAGCCATCCTCATGCGGTCGTCGCTGACGTTCGACAGGCTGATCATTGCTGAACGGCGCACGCCGCCCACCACAATCGCCTGACCGATGCAGGTCATAAGGTCGAGACACTCTGTCGAGTTCAGCTTGCGACCAGCCGCGCCCTTGAAGATGCGGACAACGGTCTCAAACAGGTCGACCAGTGGGCCGGGGCCAGATGCTCGACCGCCGAAAGTCTTGAGACGCTCACCTGCAGGGCGTACTCGCTCCACGCTCCATGTCGGTACGTGCCCGGAGTACAGCAGGCTGATCAGTTGACGCAGTGCTGACGCCCAGCCCTGCTTCGAGTCGGCGACCATGATGACGGTGTCGCAAGGAACCATGTCCTCGGGCACCTCGGGTAGCTTGTTGATGTATTGTCGCTCTACCGAAAAGCCGACCCCCGCTCCGCAACAAAGCAAGAAACACGCCTCATCGAAGGCTCGCATATGATCGACCGCGACATACGTGCAGTTAAATCCTGCGCTAGGGTCACGCTCCAGAGCAGGACCAGCAGTCCAGAGGCAGCGGGCACTCGGCATGACGTCCATCTCCTCGATGGCCTTACCGAATCGCTTTGCCTCCGCATCTGTGATCATCTCCTTGTCTTGCCAAAACTTGATGTAGCGGGCCACGGTCTCTGGCCATGTCTCGCGTCGCTGCTCGTCATCGAGCCACCGGGAGTACCGGGACGCATGAATCAATCGCTGATAATCACTTAGACTCAAGATCGATGCCCTCCAAGTAGTTCTTGGTGGACTGGTGGACGGCGCTCCAGCACACGGCCACGGTCAGCGTGAGTAAGATTAGTTCAAACATATACATCTCCTTGATTAAGTTATTTACTCGCGTTAGATAAATCTTTGCCGTAGAAATCCATGAATGTCTTCCTGCCCATCTCAAGCTCGTTGATGTGCGCCAGCATCTCGCTCATCAGGATTTGCTCTACAAAGGGAACCCCGTCAAATTCGGCCTCGAACCTGTCGCTTGCGTAGTCTCTGGCACCAAGCTCCCCGGCAAACCAGCGGGTGATGCCTCCTGACTGAACACGCCAAACTGTTCTTTCTTTGACTTGCATATCTCTTCCTCCATTCTTATGGGCCTGTACTGCCCAGCCGTGCTGTTGCATAGCAGTCGGGCACCCCTAGCGTGTGGCGTCAGCGAAACCGAGCCGTGCCACGGTGCGAAGCGTTGCTTATGGACCGTGAACAGGTACTCGGGGCCAGAGTCAGGCGGTATCTCTTGCCCGTTTGTCCGCATCTCCCGAAGGTCTGGACAGCACCAGATAGTGCATACTGCTGCCGCCGCTCCAGTCAGATGCGTACTGCCCAAAAATGATGACTTGTCCGGTTTTTGGCGCTCCCCAAGCCCACCGGATGGCGGCTTGCGAAGGTGGTGAACAAGCAAGATTGCACAGCTAAGGTCCCTGCTCATTGACGCCAACCGAGTAATAAACTCACGCTCAGCGTCAGGCTCAGATGGCAGTGCTATCTGCATCAGTGGGTCGATCACGATCAGCTCGCAGCCAAGCATCGTCCTCGCCACCCTCACAAACTCAAACACACGCTCGGGCGTCACCACATCTGTGCTGCTGTATAGGTATAGCTTTTGATCCGCCCAGCGAGAGAATTTCTCGATGTACGGTAGGTGTACGTCTGGCACGCATGAGGCCTGCTCTGCTAGAAGCTCCAAGGTATGATCTGGAGGCATCTCCAGAGACATAATTGCCGTCTTCCGCCCGCTGTTGGCTGCGTGCAATCCCCACTGAGCTGCAAAACTGGACTTTCCCGTCCCGGAATATGCTCCGAAGATCGTGATTCCACGCAAGGGTAATGAGAACCTTCCCACCAGCTTGCTAACTGGCGCCTCTATGCCATCGTCGCCGCGCTCCCTGCGATTAACGATCTCGTCGTACAGGTGGCTCGGGTCAGCGATGTCATACAGTCCGTTCTCGATAAGCCAACGCTCGTCGATATCGGAGAAGTCAGTCATCGGAGAAGTCCAGCTCCTCGTAACTTTCACTGTCGTGGCCGTCCAGAACCTCGACAAGCATCTCCCGGATCTCCTCGTTTGATAGACCTTCAGCGCCGTAGCCAAGATCGACCAGCATGTCGATCATCTGCTCAATGCTCATGCCGTCTAGCGGTCGGAGGTGGACATCCGATATGCCGGTCACGACGCACCACCCTTACGGGTTTTGCTCCACTGACCAGTCCCCAGACAACGGAGACGGTGGTTAGCAAGGCGCTCGGGAGAGCGGACGCCCTGCCCACACTGGGGGCAGGTGTAGTAGATTTTTCCGGGTTTCTGTGTGTTCACAAGTTCTCTCCAGACAATAAAAAAGCACCCATGTGGGTGCTTATAGAATTAGGTGCCAGCCCTACTGGTAACAGGGCGGCTGGCGTTCCCCGGCTCAAGCTCAAGCGGCTAGAGCGTACTCGCTATCGTTTGCAGATAGTTTGGTTCTCGCGTTTTCCCGACACACGGCTGGCAGCTCGCTCACCAGTTCTCCCCAACACACTCACCCGCAGTCGATTCCAGAACCTCCCCCCGATAACTACTCGCTGAATAGTTATTGGTGGAGAGGGCGGGATTTGAACCCGCGTCCTACAAGGTGAGCCCGAAGGCTCAACGAATTAGTTAATGGTTGGTTGATCTCGCTCACCGACAGCAATGCCGATGTTGAAATATTTCCGGTACAGCTCGCTAACGCTGAGTTCGCCAATATCAGTCTCAAAATCTGGACTGAAATCCACAAGCGCGGACTGCAGCTCGCTGAGTGGTTGCGAGATCCGGTGTACGGTCTCGATGTTTGGATAGCCGGAGATGTCCCCGGCCTCCGCTATTGCTGACAGTCTGATCTGCTCTGCTATGTCCACGATATTTCTCCAATGTAAAAGACTACAGGAGTGTAGCATAGCGCCGGGTAGAAATCTACTCGGCGCAGGCACAGCTATCGGCGACGGCTCAGCTCAGCTCGCAGCTGTTTATTCTCTGCGATCAGAACACGCTGTAGCTCAGCACGCAGGAGAGAGGCGCGACGCTGATCAGTTTCAGCACGGCTCTCGGCACGCTCGATCTGCTGATCAATGTGTTTTCGGCCACTGTCGCTCTCCAGCAACTCACCAACGGTGTAGGTTCGACCACCGAAGCTACTGGGCCACTGAGAAACAGGCGCGCTGTTTTTCTCAGCAGTTTTGCGCTGCTGTGCAATACGGCCAGCGGTTTTGGAACGGACGCCAGTCTGCACGAGGGGGACAATGTTCTCACTGTCCAATTTCTCTCCGGTGAGCCGACGAAGCTGGGCACTAGCACGACGCAGACGCTGGTCAAAGGTAAGGGTTAAGATCTCACGATTAGATTTTTTCACAATAAGCACTCCAGCTATTTGACTAATTTAAGATGTGATTCTCGCTGAGCCGGAACTCGGTCCAATGCGCTCCCAACGAGACGGATAAACTCTCTGATTGACTCAAGGTTGGAGGTGTAAACCTCCGGGTCGCTGCCGCAGTGGTCAGAGAGGTCGATCAAGCGGTTGGCCACAAAGGTGGCAAACTGCTCAGGCTCCACGACGGTGTTTTTTCTGAGGCAGTAGGTCTCAAGCTGCTGACCACCAGAGATAAGCAGTGTCACCAAACGATCAATGTGATCGTCGGTAGGCACGACTCGCTCGATCTCTGACAGGCGGCGCTCACGCTCCGCAATCTCGCGCTCGATGTCCCGGTCAATCTGAGCAATCTCGTGCTCAGACAGCTCGGTAATGTCGCGCTCGGTCAGCTCGCCGGTCTGCTCAAGCTGCTCCAGAGCAGTGTCAATGATCTCAGGATCAGATTTCGACAACGCCAAAGCGGTGTCGTACCCGACGGAGCTGAAATTTATCAGTGCACTGATGATTTCTGGATTGCTGGCAATCTGACCGATACCAGAAATGTAGGGCTGACTGACACCGCAGTCGGCGGCGAATTTGCTGATGAAGCCCCACTCTGGATTGTTTTTGTGCTGGTTGCGGGCGATGTACTGCTCACGGGCCGCTGTGAAGGCTGACAGTTTCTGACGGAACGCACTGCCCATCAGCTGGTCAGCCTCACGGAAGGCCGCGACGCACTCGCTGTATGTATTAAGAGATAGGTTCACAATGCTCTCCAGTGTCTGTTGTAATGCAAAGGATTGAGTTGACGAGGTCTACCGCCTCGGCGGCAGATACTCGGAACCACTCCCGGCTGTGCGCGATTCCACGGGCACGGATAATCGGGTGCAGGTTTTTGTCGGTCAGCCCAGCAGGCAACGGCGCCGAGAAATAGACGCTGTAATCAAACGGGCTGGCGGTGTTCAGCTCAGAGGCTCTACCGGCTGGGTCAAAGGACTCGCCGATTTTCACCCACTCCGGTGTAGACGGGTTGGTGATGATGTAGATGTAGCGAGTGCTGTCGCCCACGGGCGCGCTCTCGATGTCGCTGATATCGCGCTCGGTCAGCTCACCGGTCTGCTCCAGTTTCTCAATGGCAGCGGTTTTGGTGTCGCTGTCAAGATCAACCAATTTTTTGGCTGTTGTGAAGCCAATGTTGGCAAATGTTTGCGGAGACTCCAGATACTCAGGAGACTGGGCAATTTTCTCAATGCCAGAGATATACGAGCGAGTGACACCAAGGTCGCGGGCAAACTGGGACTGAAAGCCCCGCGATTTGCCGGTCTCCGCGATGAAGCACTCCCGAGCAGAGTTCAGCGCGGCCAGTTTCTGGCGAAAGGCAGAGCCCATCGCCTGATCGGCGGCACGGAACGACTCGATGCAGTCGCTGTATGTATTAAGAGATAGTTCCACAATAACTCTCCCGGTTAGATGATGGCGCCAGCGCCAAGCTCACGGCCAGAAAGCTCTGGCTCGCTGTACTCGGCGGTGCTGACGCGAGTGGTGGGCACCAACTCAGCAAGTTTCTGCTGGCCAAGCTCCACGATTGCCCAGTACCGCTCCCACTGGTCTGAGGACAAGCTCAGGTGCTCCAGTTTGTCCGCCAAGCCGAGGATGTTTTGGAAACGCTCCTCAGCGCGGGTCTCAGTGGTAAAGTCCGCCAAGTAACGCTTGGCTCGCTGCAGGTACTGCTCAGTCACACGCTGCTGACGATCAGCCAGCAATTGTTTGTCTCTGTTATTCACAGTCGCTCTCCCCAAAAAAGTCGATGTCGCCGGACTCCGCACACTCCCAGATTGCCGCTGGGTCAGAGGCGAAGATGTTTGAGCCACCAACCAGCAGGTTGAACTCTGCCGATGTGCTCAATTGCTCCACAATGGAGCCGCCCGAAGGTTTGGTGATGTGCCAGCTATCTACAGTTTTGTTTCTCACAATGTCTCTCCAATCACGCCCGTCTCGGGCTCTCTTTTCTCCTGCTTACACACTGATAGGCAGGAATCTCGTAAGTCGCTGATTAGCCGACGGAAAAAATTACTCACTTTGGTTATGGGTGGATGATTTCCACCCCTAGTATGTTGTTGTCGACATCTCTGTCGATGTTGATGAGGAGTTCCCCATCTAGGATTGTTTGAGTGTGGGCAATCTGCTCACCCTCGCTGATGTAGATATAAAAGGCTCTCGCCTCGCTGCAATATGTAAATTTCAATGTATGACCCTCCGGTCTGCTGATGGTGTTAATTACTCACTACGCTCAAAGAAAGGCCGCACCAGCGGCCTGATAAGCCCGAGCCAAGGCCTCAGAGGCCTCGATAATAGCCAGACGAACAGGATCGTCGTCGGCTAATGACTCCACTAACGGATGATCAACCACCAGATGATCAAACGACTCAAGCGAGGTATACACACGATCTAATACCTCGTGCGAGCTATAACTATCTAATCTATCCACAATCTATCTCCACTGCTGTTTATGTTTACGGTATCCACGACGGTCTGCCTTGCGGCGGTCAGTGTGGGTCGCTGCCCGGTTAAAGCGCCGAGCGTATTTCGCTACTGGGTTGTGTTTCACTGTCTGTCTCCAGTTATTGCTCTAAGTAGTCGAGCAGTTCTGCGAAGTTGTAGAAGCCGAGCTCTCCGATGTGTAGTGGTCGGAAGAGGTCGTCGTTGTCTGTGACGACGATGTCTCGGATTTCGCTGTCTGTTTCTACTGTGATTGTTAGGTTACGCACTGAGATGTTTTCTCTGGATGCGAGCTCTACTGCTAAATCTATTAGGTTTCTGTTGTCCACAATGTCTCTCCGGTTACAATCTGATCTCTCGCCAAATAAGTGGCCCGTCCTGTTGCCGGGTGGGCCATACCCCGGTGCCAGCCTCCGCCAATGGAGGGTTTTCGGCTGCGCCGCTGAGCGACGCTGGCCGGCACCAAATTCGGTGTGGGTTCCGCCGTGCAGCTAAGCAGAGGGCGGCTCTCCCAGAAATCTTTAATCCCACCATGAAGCTAATCAGAGGGTGGGCTGTCTTTAATGCCCCCATGGAGCTAACCAGAGGGGGGCCTGTCTTTGGCGCTCTCCTCGCTAGTGGTTCCGAGGGGGGTTCCGAGCGCCTTTGTCATAGTGACGTAAAACTTTACTCATTTATTCCAAATTTTTTTAACTTTTTTGTTGCCCTTTGTTCAGAGTGGGTATTGTAACCCGGTTAATCTCTCTGTGTCAACACTTTTTGTAATCTTTTTCGTCACCCCGTTTCCGCGTCATTTCTCAAGAGTGGGTATTGTATCGCACTTTTAACCCACATTGCAACCCCTTTTGTAAAAAACTTTATCAGGGCGTATCACCGACCATCTGGCTGATGATGGCCTCAAGCTGCTCCCTCTGGTTATAGGTGAGTTTGGTGTAGCTCTCTATAAGCCTCGGTATGCGACGGCTGACCAGCAGGCCCGTGTCTATATGGGGCGTTAGTGCGGCCACCGGGCTGACCATGAGGCAGTTGCATATAGCCTCTAGGGTGTCTAATCTGGGGCTATGGGCCCCGTTCAGCAGGTTCCAGACAGATTTCTGGCTGATATTCGCCCTCGCCGCGAGCTCTCTGGTTGATAGGTCGAACTCAACGCAGGCCGCTTTCAGGTTGCTGCAGGCTGTCTGTGTCAGTGTTTTCATCTCTATACCCTCCGAATGAGCCCGGATTGTAGCAGATTAGTAAAAGACTACAAGCAAAATAAAATAAAAATACACTTTCTACGATATTGGCACGGATATTGCTTGACTTTAGTCTCAAAATATGATACAATAGGACATATATAGGGACGAAACGTTGAGCCCTACCTGCAACATTGTGGCGGCCCTCGCCGCCCAGCAACACAAGCGATCTTGAAGCGTATAGCTCTACCTACAACTAGGTGGTGCTTTTTCTTATTTAGCGCGCTAAACAAACCAATAATTATCAGTGCACTGATAAATCCATAGACCCCTATGTCCCTACTCAAACCAGCACTAGCAGCAACTGCTGCGGGCGGCACCCTATTGGCGTCTGACGACGCCGATGCCGGTCTGATCCATCGTGAGGCTGCTGATGCCGCTAGGCGTTTTGTTGGCCGCACCAAAGGCGACCCCAAGGCTCCAAACCTGACGACACAGGGTAAGTCTCAGCTACCTGCGCTAAAGAAAAGGCTGGCTGGGCTTCGCAGCGTTGAAGACCAGTCACACGCCATCATGCAGTTCCTGCACAGGGGGTCTGATTATGGCGGTAAGGGGGTGAAGGACTCCTTTACCAGCAGGGCTGAGAGGGCAGATGGCGGCATAAACGGCCCTGTCTACCTGAACGGTCTTGATGTGGTCTACGAGGAGATGGTTGATCTGCTCGGCAAGGATTATGAGCCAGCGGTAAGGCAGTACGTCATGCGCAGGATGGGAGACGACTTCAAGGGGCGTGATCCATTGTCATACGGTGGCCAAGCAGGTCGTCATATGATGAATAAGCGTAACTTAGGCGGTCAGGGCGTTACCGACAAGGACGCCTATGATGCCAATGCCAGAAGGCTTGGCGGTGTAAGCAAGCACGGCAGGAAGAAGGCCACAGGACCCGTAGGATTCTCTGTAGGCGCACCAACGCTGGGCCAAGACCATCTAGAAGCCACCATGCACAATCGAGAGCAGAAGCTCAACGAGCACATGGAGAACCTCGGTCTCACCAAGGACTCGATGTACGACTACGGATCTCTACTGCCCATCAAGTCAAACATCGTGACAGGTGAGAGCAGCTTAGCGGCACCAGACATACTAAGAGACGTCATGAGGGGCCTGCTAGGGCTTGGCATGACACCAGAAACGGGCGTGTACGACCCCAGAGACCTATTGGACGTGGCAATATAATGGCGAGCCCACAGCGACAGGCGCGCATCTACGCCATCCGCGAGCACATGAATAGCCATGTACTCATGCTGAAAGAGGAGCTGAACCTCTTCTTCGACAACCCGGTCGGTGTTGCTGGGCACCCTGATTACTTCAAGTCCATCGAGGACAAGCTCTGTGAGCTATCAGAGTACCAAGGCGCACTGGACGCGCTAGAGACACATTTCAAGGAGTGAAGTTATGTTTCCATATATTCGTATCCCATCACGCCCCATCCGCTACGCCATCATCGCTGCGCACACCGCACGAGAGGCGCTGGATAACATCAATGTAGATCTGACATCAGTCGAGCAGAGTCTGGCCGACAAGGTAGAAGCTCTTACGACTAAGGTCGACGAGCTTCAAGCACGCCTCGAAGCCTACGATGAGTCCATTGATGAGGTGCCTGCAACTAAGCCCAAGGCCAAACGTAAGCCGCGAGCCAAGAAGAGTGGGTGATCAGTTCCCCAACGACCGCATCGAGTGGGCCATCACATTAGGCCTCATCGCAATCGTAGGCATCACATGGTGGAGCATATTGGCATGATAAAGGATCTAGATAAGTTCGAGGTGGCAGCAATCATCGTGGCCACCATTGGAGTGATCGGAGGCGGTGTCGCACTGTTCGTACTGGCGTCACATGTCTGAAGATGATGAGACAGACGTATGCCATTCACCTGCTGAATACCCGAAAGAAACCGCCGTTAAAGCAATACGTGACCCAGTCACCGGACAGTTCCTGAAAGGTACAGCTCCCGGCCCCGGACGGCCTAAAGGCTCGAAAGATAGGCTGAATGTGCAGGTGATTGAGACGCTGGAGAAGCTGTGGAGCAGCCGTGGAGCGGAGATCATAGACCAGCTGGCAGCCGAGAAGCCCGAGGTAGTGGCGTCACTGATAGCCCGCCTGATACCGCAGGAGCTGGCCACCCAAGCCATCACTGGTGATGATGAGCAGAAAGCACAGTCAGATCAACAGGTTACGATCAAGGTAGTGACGCAGCAGCATCAGGATGTACTGCCACCACGTGAGGTAGAGGGTGAGCTACTACCTGATACCACGCACTAGCATGGTGCATAACGTAAGTCATTGATACATAACACATTTGTATTCTAACTGACTTAAATAGGTATTTAAGGAAGTTACGCACCACCATGGTGCATCGTGTGGGTAATGGCAATCATTCGCATCTGTCAGGCACACGGCTTCGTTGTTAGGCCGGTCCCCCCTGAGAGATTTTCCCCCTTTACCTAATAAATATATATACCCATTCCCAAGCAAGGAGGCATGATGAGGAATATCCTATTCACGATGGCGGCAATCGCCCCACTGGCCCTAGCGGACACCTATATTACCTACGACGACGGCTCCCAGTACACGCTGGGCGAGGAAGAGTCGGTATATGTCTCGGACCGGCCCCTGTTTGACCGCCGGAGTCCCTTAAATGGCGACGTGAACTTCGTTAAGCAGCGCCCGTTTGCGGAGCGCGACTACGAGGAGCCCGTGGTATTCACCCCAAGCGGCCAGATTGGGTCCCATGAGTGGTGTCTGGACTTCGAGCCGTGGGCGAACGGGCTGACATTCGACCAGATTAGCTGGAACTACGCCTGCGATACCAACGGGAACTATGTATACGGCTGCGGGGACTCCAAGTTTGAGGAATCCGAGGGCGCTGATGTATGCGGGCCCTGATAGTGGTCGTCTCTATCGCCTTCATTAGCGGCTGCACGTCCCTACCATTCAACGGCAGGGGCCTAGAGGCCGCGATTGAGGGCCGCCGGCAGGAGCAACCACCCGCCGAGGTGGAGCCGGTGTCCTGTCAGTGCAATGTCTACTGCAATTAAGTGGATATCAGCATACCGGAGGCGTTCTTACCCCTATATGAGAGCGACTCGCGATACAGGATAGCCGTAGGGGGACGCGGCAGCGGCAAGTCCATGACGGTTGCCATGCTGTGCATCTTGGAGGCCATACAGGGCAAGAAGATCCTGTGCTGCCGTGAGTACCAGAACTCGATTCAGGAGTCCGTACACGCCCTGATCGCCAATCTTATCGACTCGCTTGGCGTATCCGGCTTCAACGTGACCCGCGACAAGATCACCCACACCAGTGGCGGCGAGTTCATCTTCAAGGGTCTGGCGCGGAACGCTGAGAGCATCAAGTCGCTGTTTGGCACCGACGTGG